GTGGTCAAGAATACCCAATGGTTAGTCTTAAAAATATTTATAATAGTTTGGCAAAAATTATTGAAAATGCTGGTCTTAAAAATGTTGAGAATTACTTTGTTAATCCAGATCAAGGTAAATCAATGGTTCAACCTAAACAACCACCAGCTCCAACTCCTATTGAGAAAATAGAGTTCGCTAGAATAGCAAGTGAAGAAAAACGTAAATTAGCTAGTTTAGAATTAGAGTTAAAAGCAATCAAAGGCAGTAATGCTAAAATGCTATTAGAGAATGAAATTAAAATGAAAGAACTTGAGCTTAAATATAATGCTCAAATAGATTCTGCACAAATTAAAGCAGAAGCCGATCTTAATAAAATGTTAGTAGCCGAAAGCACACAAGACTTTAGAAATGCACAAGAATCACAACAAAACTTACAAAAACAAATTGAGTCATTAAATGGACAACCAGGAACAAGCGAAGCTCCAACAGGAAGTAAGCCAATCAAACAAGGCTAGTACATTATTAGAAGATCCTTTACTAAAAGATTCTTTTGATAAGTTAAAAAATTTATATTGCACAAGTTTATTAAATACTGGTGTTAATGAAAATGAAACCAGAGAAAAACTTTGGTTAGCTTATAACATTGTTGGTAAAGTTGAACAAAACTTACAAGAAATTTTAGATACTGGAAAATTAGCTTCTAAACAATTGGAAGATTATAGAAACCAGATTGAAAACCAAAAATTCTAGCCACTAAGGTTAGGATAAGTCAACCTCACAAGAGGAACTTAACTTACAAGGAAACATATGTCAGACAATCAAGGCAATCCATTAAAAGGATCTGAAACTGATTTGCAAATAGCTCAAGAAGCTGTAAATGGTTTATTAAACCCACAAGAAGAAAAAACTATTGGACAACAAGAAGCTCCAAAGGAAGAAATTCAACAAAATTCTCCTGAACCAACAAATGAGGAATCGGAAACCGATCAATCTCAGGAACAGGAAATAACGGAAGAAGAATCGCAAGATGAAACTTCCGAAGATGTATCTCAAGATGAAGAACAAATTGATACTCAAGAGAAACTAGAAAATTCCACCTACAAGGTAAAAGTTGCTGGTCAAGAATTAGAGGTTACCCTTGATGAGTTGAGAAATGGCTATCAAAAAGATGCAGATTACAGACAAAAGACGGAGGAACTTTCTAATGATAGAAAGAACTTTCACTCTCAGTCTGAAAAGCAAAGACAAGACTATTCTCAAAAGCTTACTGAGATGAATCAAATTTTGTCTAATGCCCAACAAGAGCTTAATACAGAGATAAACTCTGCTGATTTAGAAGCTCTTTACGAAGAAGATCCAGCACAAGCTGCTAAGATTGAACATAGATTAAGAAGAAAGCAAGAAATGCTTAATTCATCTATTCAAAAAACTCAGTCTGAGCAAAAAATACAATTTGATGGATATTTACAAACTGAAAAAACGAAATTAGTGAATAATATTCCTGATTTTGCAGATCCAGGTAAAGCATCAAATTTAAAAAGCAATATGAGAAGTCATTTAGCTAAATATGGGTTTAACGACTCAGAAATAGCTCAAGTATATGACCATCGTATTTTAATGTTGGTGAATGATGCTATGAAGTTTGGAAATTTACAAAAAGCAAAACCAAATCTTGCTAAAAAGATTTCTAAGCCAAGCAGAATGTTTTCGTCAGGGATTAAACAAGACAAGAGTGATGTCAGATCAAAAGCTAGTAGGGATAAGTTTAGTCGTTTAAGAAAAACTGGGCATATTAAAGATGCTCAAGATGTTTTCTTAGACATGATAACTAACAAATAACCTCAACAATAAGGAAAAATAAACATGGCAATCGTAACAAATACGTTCCAAACTTTTCAAGCAAAAGGGAACAGAGAAGACCTAAGCGATATAATCTATTAATGTTAGTAGCCTTATGGTCTTAAAAAGCTGTAATGGAAAAAATCGGTGAATTCAGGGGAACTCCTTATGGGACAATCCTGAGCTAAGCTATATAATTTAAAAGGTATATAGAAAGTGCAACGACTAGAAGTTGAGGATAACAATAATACTTCCAAGAGTGCCGATCCTGAAAAGGATGATATAGTCTGAACTGCATAGTAATATGCAGAAGTAATAATTAAAAAAATTACGATAACACAATTGAACATCTCACCAACAGATACTCCATTTATGAGTGCAATTGGTAAAGAAAAAGCTACTGGAACATCACATGACTGGCAAACAGATGCTCTTGCAACTGCTGCAGCTAATGCACAAATAGAGGGTGATGAAGTTGCTTTTTTAGCAGTTAATCCTACTAAAAGAATCAGTAACCAAACTCAGATTTCAAGAAAATCTGTTATTGTTTCTGGTACTCAGGACACTGTAAATAGTGCTGGTAGAAATAACGAACTAGCTTACCAAATCTCAAAAAGTTCAAAAGAACTTAAAAGAGATATGGAAGTTGTTCTAACAGCTAACCAATCATTTAATGTTGGTGCTGCTGGAACTGCAAGAACTTCTTCTGGTTTAGCTTCTTGGATTCAAACTAATGCAGTTGCTGTCGGTGCTAATGGACAATTTAATCCAGGTGGTGGATTAGTTGATACTCCAGGAATACTAAGAGCTAATGGTACTCAAAGAGTATTTACTGAAGCTTTACTTAAAGAAACAGTTAAGAAAACTTGGGAATCAGGTGGAGATCCATCAATGATTATGTTGGGTTCTTTTAATAAACAAAAACTATCAGGATTTACTGGTGGCAGTACTAAAATGACTCAGGCTGACGACAAGAAACTTGTTAATGCAATTGACATTTATGAATCAGACTTTGGATCAATGACTGTTGTTCCAAATAGGTTCTCAAGAAATAGAGATGTTTTTGTACTAGAGCCTGATATGTGGGCAGTTGCTTACCTAAGAGATTTCAAACTTATGGATCTTGCAGTAACTGGTGATGCTCAGAAAAAAGCTATGATAGCTGAATACACACTTGTTTCAAAAAATGAAGCAGCAAATGGTGCTGTATTTGATTGCACAGCAGCTTAATCAAAACATTTATAGTGGGGATTAATCTCCCCACTATTATTTAATTAACAATTTTGTTTTCTTTGAAGATTTAATATCGGAACGAAGCAATACAAAAAAAGGAAAATACTATGAGAACACTAAACGATTATTTTATAACTGGTGTAATACCAAACGTATCAGCAGCATCATCAACTTTTGTTGCTATACCTGATGGTGGAAGAATAATTAAAATTATTACACACAATGCAGTTGTAACTACAGGAACAGCAGCTATCACTTTTGAAATAGGTGGAACAGCAATTGCTGGTAGTGCAATTAGTCATACAGCATCTGGATCAGCTAACAGAGTTAAAACTGTTGCTCCAACTGGTGCTAATAGAGTTGAAGAAGATGGTGCTGTTGAACTTATCACTAATGGTGGATCAACAAATACATCAGCTATGGCTGTAACTCTTATTATTAGAAGATAATTACAAATTTTGTGGGGATCTTGTCTAGCGATACTTCCCCACAAATACTAATCAAATAAATAAAGGAAATAAATTATGCCAATGGGTAAAGGGACGTATGGTTCTAAAAAAGGTAGACCACCAAAAAAAGGTAAAAAGAAAAAATCAAAATCTAAAAAAATGAAAGGTAAATATTAATGTCATATAATTATGGTTTAAGACCAGGTGTAACGCAAAAAATTGCAACATCAGCAACAGCAGCATCTTCAAGTGCAGTTGGTAGTCAATGTCAATATTTAAGATTAATAGCTAGTACAGATTGTCATGTAAAATTTGGCACAAGTACAGCTCAAGGTGTGGCAACAATGAATGGTGCAGTAAGTGGTGCTGCAACAATTACTATTGATACAGTTGTACCTGGTTTAGCTCCAATCACAGTTGGTCAAGTAGTTACAGGAACTGGAATATCTTCTCTTATAACAGTTGCAAGTATTACAAGTGCAACAGTAATAGTTTTAAGTGGAAATGTAAGTGTTAGTAATAATGTTGTTTTAACTTTTTCTGACACAGCAGCAACTCCAGCAACAGTTAGTGATATGTTTGTATCAGCAGAAGAATTTGAAATTTTTAAAGTTTCTCCAAATACTAAAGTATCAGTAATAAGATCAACAGAAAATGGTTTTTTATTTATTACTGAAATGACAGGCTAGTGGCGAAGCAAAATTTTAGTTCTTATACACCAAGAGATAAGCCACCTAAATTAGGTAAGCACAAAAAAAATCTTAACAAGTCAGAAAAAAGAAATATGAAACTTACTAGATATAAAGGTCAAGGTCGTTAATGAGAAAAATTAGTGAAGAAATAGATAAAAATGTTAAAGAAACTTATTTTGATAATGATAAAGATGGGGTTGTCCATAAAAGATCAATAGATGTTGAACCTATTTTAAAAAACAATAAAGAATTATATAATCACAATGATGGTTATAGTCCTGGTAAAGGATTAAAAAGAATAGCATCTATTCCAACTATGGTTCTTGAAATTTGGTGCAAAGAATATCACAAAGATCAAAACAAAAGTAACTGGTTTGCTTTGCCACAAGAAACACAAAAAAAAATTTTAAAAGAAAAACTAAACAGTAATGAGTTTAGATATTTCAGAACATCAGAGGGTAAATATTAATGGCATTAACTACATACACAGAATTAAAAGCATCACTTGCTAACTGGTTAAACAGATCAGATTTAACAACTGAAATAGGCGATGACTTTATTAAATTAGCAGAAGCTGATTTTAATTCTAAATTAAGAGTTAGAAGTATGATAGATCAAGTAAGCATAACTATTAGTGCTGAAACTGTTGCCTTACCAACTGATTTTTTACAAATTAGAGATTTTTATATTTTAGCTGGTCAAACAAAAACTCCATTGGTTTATTCAACACCAGCAACAATGGATGCAACAAGTGGAACATCAACTACTGGCAGACCAAGTACATTTACAATTTTAGGAGATACAATTAGATTCTCTCCAAAACCAGATGCAAGTTACACAGCTAAAATGAATTATTTTAAAAAATTCCCAGCTTTAAGTTCATCTGTTGCAACAAATTATATTCTAGGATCACATCCAGCAATTTATTTATATGGATCATTGTTTCATGCAGCAAACTTTTTAGGTGGTATCAATCCACAACAAGTCCAAGTTTGGCAACAAATGTTTGGAACTGCTATGGAACGACTTGAGTTAAACGATAGAGAAGATGAATACAATGGAAGTCCTTTACAAGTAAGAACTACAACATCAGTAGCTTCTCCATTTGTTTCAATTTCTTAACAACAGGAAAAAAAAATAATGCAATTACCTTTTGGCGAATGGTTACCAGATCAACCAGATCATTTAAATCCAGGTGCAACTGTAGCGACTAACGTTTTTCATGCTGCTACAAGTTATAAGCCTGTAAAAGGTTTAGTACCTTATAGTGGTACATCAACTGTTTTACAAAATGCTAAAGGAGCAAAAAGTTTTAGAAATAATGAAAACACAGTTTTTACTTTTGTAGGAACAGCAGATACAATTTACCAATTAGCATCAGGAACTTTTGTAGATAAGGGTGCTGGTGGATTATTTTTAAATACTGCTAAAGCATCATGCACAATTACAGTTTCAGATCAGGCAAATATTGGAGCTAACAAAACTATTACATTAAAAAAAAATGATGGCTCAACTGTTGTTTTTACATCAACAGTAGGCACAGCATCAGGAACTCAGTTTAAAGTAGAAACAAATAACAATACTACTGCATCAAATTTAAGAGTAGCTATTAATGCTAATGCTCATTTTACAGCAACAGTATCAAATGCAGTTGTAACAGTTACCAGAGCAGCAGTAGGTAGATTAAATTTAACTAATGTTTCATCTGATACTGTAAGATTAACAACAACAAATTTTATTGGTGGCACACCTTTATCAGGAACTGCTACTGATTATATAACTTTTACTCAATTTGGAAGTTATGTTATTGCATCAAATGGTGTAGATGCACCTCAATATTTTTTAATGGGAACTTCAACAGGTTTTGTTGATTTACAAACTTTAGCAACTGCATCAGGATCAGGAACAGTACCTTCTAAGTTTAGAGTTTCAGGTGTCATAAGAGATTTCTTGGTGTCAGGTAACATAGAAAATGCAAAAAACAGATTAGCTTGGTCAGGTATTAATGATATTTCTACTTGGGAAGCTGGTGTTAGTTCATCAGATACTCAAGACCTGCCTGGCTCTGGTGGTCAAATAGTTGCAATTACTTCTGGTGAGGTTGGATATATTTTCAGAGAAGATTCAATTTTAAGAATGGACTTTGTTGGTGGGAACGTAGTATTCCGTTTCTCAGTATTATCTCCAAATAGAGGTGCAGTATTTGCTCAAGCTGTTTGCCAGGACAACAGACAGGTTTTTTTTTATGCTTCGGACGGATTTTTTCAAATCAATGGAGATCAGATACTTCCTATTGGATCTGAAAAAGTTAATAGATTTTTTGAACAAGATTTAAACAAAGCATTTACAGATAGAATTACAGCAGCAGTAGATCCATTTAATACTTTAGCGATTTGGTTATATCCAAGTAAGGATAATCCAAACACTACTGGTATTTGTGATAAACTTTTGATATACAATTATGTAACTCAGAAATGGTCAATTGCTAAAGTTAAAGCATCACAAATATTTCAACAATTTATTGTAGCTAACACAGTTGAGCTTATGGATATTATAAGTTCTAACATAGATGATATTAATATTTCACTTGATACAAGGTTCTGGGAAAATGGACATTTGTATTTAGGTGCAGTTGATGAAAATTTTAAAGCAGCTATTTTTTCTGGAAAAAATTTAGAAGCTGAACTTGAAACTAAAGAAACAGAATTGTTTCCAGGTTTAAGAGCAAACATAACAAGTGTTAGACCAATTGTAGATGCAAGTGCAAATGTAGTTATTAAGACTAGAGATAAATTAGCAGATGCAGTTACAGCATCACCATCAAGTTCAATGAACGCAAGTGGTATAAATCCAGTAAGAAAATCTGGTAGATATTTTAGAGCTAATGTTAAAATTCCAGCAGAGAGTCTTTGGACTAATGCACAAGGAATAGATTTAAAAGCAGTACCAGGTGGAGATAGATAGTGTCAGATAAAATAGATATAGATAACATCAGATATTCATTTGACTTAAAAGAGCTTTTTCAAAGACAAGTAGAAGAAGCAGTAAATACATTAATTAATAAAAATAACTCTGAAAGCGATAAGGCTTTTAGTTGGTTTATAAATTAGGAGCAAAAAATTATGACTAGCAATATAAAAGATTATTCAACAACACAAGCAAGTAACATTTCTTTAAATGGAATTGATACCAATGAGGGTATGTTACCTAGTAATCTAAATAATGCTTTAAGAGCATTGATGAAGAATACTAGAGATTTAGCAAATGACTCACAATGGTTTGAATATGGTGTTGGCTCTGGTGCTTATACTTCTGCTTGGGTTTCAACAACTCAATTTACAATAGCAAGTGGTGTAGATATTAGTGCGATCTATCATGTTGGTAGAAGATTAAAAGTTTTAAAAGCAGATAATAGTCTTGTTTATGGATCAATAACTGCAACTTCTAATAATGGTACATTACAAACAGTTACAGCTACTTTTGATAGTGGCAACTTAGGTGCTTCATCAAACGTATTAAGAATTTATATTGGTGCTTTATCAAAAACTAACTCATCTATTCCAACAGAAATTATTGGCACATCTAATATTGCTAACAATGCAATCACTGCTGTTAAAATTTTAGATTCAAATATTACAGTTGCTAAGATGGCAGATAATTCTGTTGATTCTGACCAGTATGTAAATGGTTCAATAGATACAATTCATATTGCTGACGCACAAGTTACAACAGCAAAAATTACTGATGCAAATGTTACTACTGCAAAAATTACTGATGCAAATGTTACTACTGCAAAGATAGCAGATTCAAATGTAACAACAGCTAAGATTGCTGACTCTAATGTAACTACTGCAAAACTAGCAACTAATGCTGTTACAACTATTAAAATTACAGACGGAAATGTAACAACTGCAAAGATAGCAGACTCACAAATTACTTCTGCTAAAATAGCAGATGGTGCAATTGTTAATGCAGATGTAAATGCTTCTGCTGCAATAGCAGCTACTAAAATACATGATGGTACAATTTCTAATACTGAGTTTGGATTTCTAAATGGTGCAAGTTCAAATATTCAAACACAAATAGATGCAAAAGGTGCATCTAATGCTAATTTAGTAGCGATTGGTAACTTAGCAAAAACAGATGGTAATTTAATTGTTGGTAATGGATCAACTTGGGTAGCTGAAAATGGTGCTACTGCTAGAACTTCTTTAGGACTAGGTTCTGTTGCAACACAAGCAGCAAACAATGTTTCAATATCTGGTGGATCTGTTACAGGACTAGGCAATCCATCAAATAATTCAGATGCAGCAACTAAATCTTATGTTGACCAAGCAGTTGCTGGTTTAAGAACTAGAACTATTGCAGAATGTGCTTCAACAGCAAATGTAAATATATCAAATGGTTTAGAAGCTGGTGATGCAATAGATGGTATAACTTTAGTTGCTGGAGATAGAGTGCTTTTAAAGAATCAGAGTACAGCATCTCAAAATGGTTTATATCTTGCAGTAGCATCAGGTGCTGGTGCAGCATCAAGAGATCCAGAACATGATACTATTGCCGAACTATCAGGTGGTATGGTTATAACTAATCAAGGTTCTGTAAATGATAATAAAATATTTTTATGTACGACAGATAGTAATGGATCTTTAGGATCAATAGCAATTACTTACACAGTTGTTACTCCAAGTAATTCAGGAACAGTAACAAGTATTGCAACTGGTACAGGAATTAATGGTGGTACAATTACTGCTGCTGGAACAATTTCAATAGATAATACTGTTACTACACTTGTTGGAACTCAAACACTTACAAACAAAACTTTAACTGCTCCAGCAATAAATACAGCTACAATAACATCTCCTAGAGTTGTGACTTCTATTTTAGATAGTGGTGGAAACGAATTAGCTAAATTAACTGCTACTGGTTCAGCAGTAAATGAATTTACAATAGCAAATGCTGCTAGTGGTAATGCTCCAAGATTATCATCAACTGGAGAAACCAATGTTGGTTTAGATTTATTAGCAAAAGGTACTGGTCATGTAACTATTAGAGGTAATAGTAACTCTGGTGCAGTACAGTTTAATTGTGAAAGTAATACTCATGGTCAAATTGTTAAAGCACAACCTCATTCTGCAAGTGTAACTAACACTATGTTATTACCTGCTGGTGCTGATTCAACTTTAGTATCTTTAGTTTCAGCAGATACACTTACAAATAAAACTTTAACATCACCAAAAATAAATGAAAATGTAGCAGTAACTTCAACTGCAACTGAAATAAATAAACTTGATGCTGTAAGTAGAGGAAGTATTATTTATGGTAATGCTAGTGCAGCTACAGCAATTTTAACTAAAGGTGGAGCTGGTACAGTATT